AAGAGCGCCTGCCGATGCAAGAAGATTGGCGGTAATTCAGGGCAAATTTGGCTCTGGTTCGCGCGGGAAAAAAAGGGTTTTTACTGAGTCATGGAAACAAAATCTTCGCGCATCTCTACAAAAATCAGCGGATGAAAAGTCGGCGGGTGTTTCTCTAAAACCAAATGGATATTTAGAGATTACTCGAGGCGAAAACAAATTTCGTTCTGTGCATCGCGTTGTTATGGAGGCGCATATTGGCAGGCGACTGTTGCGAAATGAGGTGGTGCATCACAAAGACCATAACCGTCAGAACAATGCAATTGAGAACCTTGAGATTATGACTCGAGCGGAACACGCGCGCCACCATGCTTTTGAAAATCACCCTAAACGCACAAGGAATCAATATGGCCAGTTTAAATAAATGCCAATTTATTGGAAATTTGGGGCGCGATCCCGAGGTGCGTTACAGCGCCGATGGTGCCGCCGTGTGCAATATCTCAATCGCTTGCACTAGCTCTTGGAAAGACAAGAACACAGGCGAGCGTAAAGAAGAAACCGAGTGGGTACGCATCGTGTTCTACAACCGCCTAGCCGAGATCGCTGGCGAGTACCTGAAGAAAGGTAAGCCCGTATATGTCGAGGGTCGATTAAAGACCCGCAAGTGGCAAAACAAGGAAGGTGTCGATCAGTACACAACCGAGGTTATTGCCGACTCAATGCAACTGCTTGGTGGCCGCGAGGAAGGATCGCAAGCGCCAGCTCCGCAACAGCGTCAGGCACCGGCAGCGCAACCACAAGCCCAACGTCAGCCAGCTGCGAATTTGGCTGATATGGATGACGATATTCCATTTTGATCTGGCGAAAGCGAATGCTGGTGAAACGGTAACAGCTCGTAATCGTTAAATCAGAGAGAAGAGCGACCAGTGCAGCGAGTAGCCGGTACTACCAGCGCCTAGCGCAGCCCGAGTGAGAGTCTCGGGGCTTATATCCAAGCGAATCAGGGCGCTTGAATGTGAGCCGATCAGGTCTTAGCCGCCTGTTGGTGTTTTTAATCCTGAACTATCTGCACGCTGCTTTATGCGAGCGGCTCACAACCAAAAACTAAACGGAGAAGAACGTGAATTTTCAGCAATTGCCAGCCAGTTACCGCACGGTTCTGTCAATCTGCAAGACAGGCAAAACTCTGCGCCAAATAACAGAGCATATGGGTTATTCAAACGGCACGGTATACAGCCAGCTCTCGAAATTACAGCGCCTTGGCTTTATGTCAAAAGCACCAGGTCAATTCGGCAGCGTTTTTTTTACACTTGCAGAAGATCAACGCAAAGAGCCAGCACCATCGAAGGCAATCCTGAGAAACAATGGCCAAGCGCTAGATACAAAGTTAATTGAACTGTGCAAAGGTGGCGCTCGTATGCCCGAGCTCACGCAGCACTTCACACTGACTAGAGCCTATATAGGCCGCAGATTGGCTGGGCTCAATGAAAATGGACAGATTAAAAAAATTAAGCTGCCAGCGCATCGTGAGTGGGCTTACCTAACTTTTGGCACTGAGCTCGACCCAAGATATTTAAATAAAGACGCTACGCTTTTGGTAAATCCGGAAATGATCGAGGTCAAAAATTCCGAGCACGAAAGATCACCAGGCACAAACGAGGATTTTGTACGGCAGTCGCACAACATCTGGAGGGTAGCAGCATGAAGCGCTTTATCTGGACAGACATTAGCTTGCGCCAGCTGAGGCAGCACTACCCACACACGACAGGCGCTCACGTTGCAAAATTGATCGGCACTAGCCTGTCCAGCGTTTATGCGAAAGCTAAGGTGCTCGGCCTATCTAAGTCGGCTGAGTTTTTTGCAAGCGCCGAGTCTGGCCGCACTACCGGACAGATCGGCCAACAAACGCGATTTTTATCAGGCTTAGATCCGTGGAATAAAGGCAAGCATTACGAGGCTGGTGGCCGTAGCTCAGAAACGCGCTTTGTTGCCGGAGCCATGCCACACAATACAAAGCCAGTCGGCAGCTATCGAATCAACGGCGAAGGCTATCTTGATTTGAAAGTCAACAACGACAAAGGCGCGAATCACGTTCGCTGGCACCCAGTGCATCGCTTGGTCTGGGAAGAGGTCAACGGCAAAGTGCCTCAAGGCTCAATGATCGTATTTCGACCAGGCGCAAGAACCAACAAGCTAGAAGAAATCACGATCGATAAAGTCGAGTGCATCACCCGAGCTGAGCACGCGAGGCGACATAACCCAAGCGCGAGAGGCGCTGAGTTTGGCCACTTGGTCAGGCTCAAGGGCGCGATCACTAGGCACGTTAACCGCATCCAGAGAGAGGCAGCATGAGCACAATGGCAGAACTACGCGCAGCGTTGATGGGTACGCTTGGCGATCTTCGCAACCGCGAGCAACCGCTAGACGTTGACCGCGCCAAGGCAATCGCACAAGTGGCAAGCGTTTTGGTTGAGACCGCAAAGGTCGAGGTGGATTACCTGAAAGCCACTGGTGGGATCAAGAGCGAGTTTATTGAGCCTGAGCAAGCGCTACCGGCCGGAGTGCTTGGCATTCGTCAACACAGATTAAAGGGCTAGAAATGATTTCTTTAATCCACTCAATCATCGTAATGGCCGCGATTGTCACCGTGCCTTTTGCGCTCGGCTTTTGGTGCGGAAAACTTTATGCGAGTCTGAAAAATGAGCGCTAGCTTGAGCACCCAGATCGGCGGCAACCACTACACCAAGCTAGCCATTCAGCCAATGGAGTACAGCATGGCGAATGGCCTTGATGCCTGTCAGCACACAATTGTCAAATATGTGACTCGATTTCGTGACAAGAACGGCATCGAGGATCTCAAAAAAGCGAAACATACGTTAGATATGTTGATCGAATTTGAAGAGGGCAAAACGAAATGAACATCGAGAAAGCAAAAAATTTTGAAGATGACGAGCAGCTGGCTCTGCTTAGGCAGGCGGTACGGTCAAAGCTCAATCTGGCTACTGTGCTCGACAACAAACTGGATCAAGTCATTGAGCAAAGACAACAGGCTTGGCAAGAAGTCGACCAACTTTGGAAACAATTAAAGGAATACAAAAATGGACGAGCTTAAACAATACGCAGATTTGTGCGCTGCTCAAAAACGCGCAATCGAAAATTATGCGACGCAGTTAAATAAACTTAAATTAGATTATGACCAGTTGTTAGCACCGCACCGCGAGCGCATCGAGGGCGTTATTAAAGAAATTATTGCCGATGCCGTGACGGGTGAGCGCGAGCGTTGCGCCGCCCTGGTCGAAAAATTTGAGCCAGAGTATTTTTACTTAGGTCAGGTGAGAGCTGCAGCTAATTTTATTAGGCAAACTGACTCGACAAGGTATGGCTTATGACTGCGCTTAGAGATATACGCGAATCATCGCAATTGTTTGATGAGCTCGGCCGGATCGTCAAAGAGCAAGATGACACGATCAAAGCGCTGCATAAGACGGTTCACCACTATGCCTCGGAGATCGTAAAGATCAATCGGTCTGTGAGCGTGGCACTGGCCGCGTTGCAGTCTGGTCAGGCCTTGGATGTTGCGGCAGCTATTTGCATACTTAGGGGTGATTGATGAATATCTTAAAGTGGGTAAAAGTCCAGAAATATTGCGAGCTTTCGGGCGATACGCTGGAAGGTGTCCGCGCTAAAAGGCGCAAGCGAATCTGGACTGAAGGCGTACACTGGTCACGGCCAGCCGATGGCGTCTTTTATATCAATATCGAAGAGGTCGAAAAATGGGTCGAGAACCAATCCCAACGCCTAGCGGCATAAAGATCAAGCCCAGCGCGGCCGGTGATCGCATCCAGATCTTTTTCATGTTTGATGGGGTCGAGTGCCGCGAGCTGCTGCCGCCGGGTAAGGTTAACAAGACTTACATCGATTACGCTGTCGGCCTTCGCGCTGAGATCAAGCGCAAGATTGCCGACGGGGTGTTTGTTTATGCCCAATATTTCCCAAAGTCTCGCAGGGCTAAGGTCGCGGCACCCGCGGTAAAGTTGCTGACAGTTGGCGATTTGCTCAGAAAACAGCTTGCGCTGTACTCCAAGCAAGGCGAAAACGGCACCCTTGAGGCCTCTACCCTGCTCGGTTATTCCAAGGCGATCAAGAATAATCTCTTGCCTAAATTCGACACATTGACCCTTTCAGAGCTCACCCCGTCGCTCTTGCGCGAGTGGGTGGCTGGGCTTGGCGTGACCGCAAAGACAGCTAGAAATCGGCTTACACCGCTGCGCTCGATGCTCGATGACGCAGTAAATGACGAGCTGATTGAGTCGAACCCGCTCGATCGGATTGCCCTCAAAAAGCTACTTAAACAGACCAGCTCAAAATCATCTTACGAGGTTGACCCGCTCGATCACTTGGAGGTTGAGGCGCTGCTAAAGGCCTGCCGAGCAGACGAAAAGGCGATGATTCAGTTTTGGATTGCTACCGGCCTTCGTCCAGGAGAGCTGATTGCCCTGCCTTGGACAAGCGTGGATTTTGTACACGGCACCGTCAGAATTGAGGCAAACGAAGTGACGGGTATGCAAAACGGGAAAGTGACTAGGGTATCCAAGGCACCCAAGACCGCCGCGGGAATCCGTGACGTTGATCTGAGCGTCGAAGCGCTTTCGGCACTAAACGCGCAAAAGGCTGTTTCGTTTTTAGCGGGTGGCAAGGTCTGGATGAATCCGCGCACTGATGAGCCGTGGGGATCGGACGCGCAGATCAGGCGCACGCTTTGGGAGCCGCTTTGCAAGAGAGCCGGGGTGCGATACCGAAACCCTTATCAGATGCGCCATACCTACGCATCGACCCTGTTGACCGCCGGATCAAACCCGTTTTGGGTGGCAAGCCAGCTCGGTCACGTTGACGTCGAGATGGTCTTCAAGGTGTACGGGCGCTTCATACCGAAAAATTATTCTCGTCTGCAAGAAATCGACGCAAAATCGACGAAATCAGCACAAACTGGCTGAAGACCCGCATGGATACTAGAGTCGAATGGGGGTTCAATTCCCCCCGGCTCCACCATTACAAACCGCCTTAGACCGCCGTAGCCCCTTGAGGTTACGGCGGTGTTTTCTTTGAAACGCTGAGAACGGTACAATCCGGTCTAGAAAATCGACGCAAAATCGACGAAAAATCGACGAAGTTTTTTAGCCCTTTGTGCGATGCAATAACTACCTAGGCCAAGCCCGTTGCAGCATTAAGGCGTCGTTAGCGTGTTGGTCAGCCTTTTGCGCCAGCTTTGAATATCGATCAGCGCACTCTGCGAGTAAAGCGTTGGCGGTTTTGGCAAACTTACGGAGGGCGTCAGCGGAGGCGCTGGACAGTCGATTATTGAGGGTGGTGAGCTCGTCGCGCAGCCCATCAAGTTGATCACGAGCAGCATCAGCGGCAGCAGTAGCAGCAATTTGATGACGTTTAAATTCATTTTGTGCCTCTTGCAATTGGTTTTGTAGGTCAAGCTCGCGCTTTCGTGCCTCTTGTGTGGCAACCAGTGCGCGCTGCGTATATGCGTTTTGAGCCTCTAAATAGCCATGGCCGCGCTCGTGTCGGCCGTAGCCCCACAAAGCAGCCAGCGCGACCAGAACAACCAAAGCAATCTGAACGTATTTATTCGACAGCAGCATCAAGACTGGCATTTAGAAAATTCCTCTTGGCGTCTGCGAGTCAGTCCGGCAATCTTTTGGGTACCAACGTGGTCGAATAAAAGGATTTTTTGACAGGCTGCGTCATATTCCAATTTGTTTAAAACTGGGGCGATGTACTTACAAAATGATCCTGCGCCTAAGTTGTAGCTAAAGCTGACATAGGCGTCATACTCGCCTTGGCTTAACGGCACAGTTACGCACGCCATAGCCTGACGAGTAATATTTGTGGCGCTTTCGTTGAGCTTGATAAGTGCGCGCACTGGATCCGTCTTTTGACCCATCTGCACGCCCTGAGTCTCCCCAAAGCCAATGGTCGGCACGCCGCCAATATCACGATAAGCCGTGCCAAGGTAGCCTTCATTTACGGCAAGCCCAACTAGTGCCGAGGCCGAAATTGCTAGCCCACCAACTGCCACTCTAATTTTTGTACCCATCTAAACCTCCTGTTGCCAGACTAAACGCGAGACAATCACGCCGACGGTAGACACCCCGGTCAGCGCTGCGAACAAGTGCTTAGGCAAATCGTCAACGTAAATTGGCACAACCACTTGCATTAAGGCAAAGATCGTTGCCAGCACGCCGAATCGAATCGACCATGCCTTAGTCAGAATCTCGCGCCAGTTTGGATATAGCCTCATAACTCACCCTTTACTTTTGCAGCCTCGCCAAATGCAACCAGGCATCCGATCCCGTCAATGATCTGAACAAGCGACCAAGTGCCGGTGTCACGATTGCCATAGAAAATGTATTCAGACTTCTCGACGGGGCTTGGAGATGCCCAGACGGGGATTTCTTTAAATTTCTCTAGATCCGCTGCGACGTTTTCTTTCTTGCCACATAAAACAGGCTTATTGATCGTCTGCGCTTCACTAATGGCGCAAAAAAATAAACCTAGAAGTAAAACAATGTTGAACATTTTTTAACCTTTAAGTTATTTATCTTCTTTGCCATCCACTCTGCGATGTAACTCAGCAAATGCCTCTTTTGAATCACGAGCCATTTGGTTAATTGCATCCAGTAATTTGTCGACCGTTTTTTCCAACTTTTCGATTGACCTTGCTAGCTCGCTCTGGGTGACGTAGCTTTGCGCGACGTGCAGCTTATGCTCTGCTAGCTCTTTCTTTAAGGCCGTAATCTCAGCGCCCTGACTAGAGATCAGTGCGTCGATGCTCTTTTCTGAGCGAGTAAGCGACCAGCGCAAAGTGCCGATAATTATCGACATTACAAAAATACCGATTGATACCATCCATGCTTCCATTTCATCGCCCCTTTTAAATCATGCCAATGTCGCAGCGATGCCGCTCGATCTCACCGTGCAATCGGTGTTGTGTGATGCAAACCATGTCGCGCCCAGCTCGATAGCCGTGGCCAGCCGCGTAAGCGTCTTTTGCTGCCAACGTGCGAAAGCTCTCGCAGACAACGCCCGGAAACTCTTTGACGATCTGGTGATGAACGTGGCCGGTGTACCAGTAGCGATGTTTTGTTTGACCCCAAGCCACCGCTTGATCGTTGGCCATTACGCCTAACAAATCTTCGTGCTTGATCTTGTCGCCATGCGTCGATCCAATCAGCACAGCGCCGTGCTGATAAAACCAAAACTGTGACGGAGACAGATCAACCGTGACGCGTGGGTTATCTTCAAAAAAGGCGTGCATCGTGTAGGCCAAAGCCCAGACAGCTTGCGGGTCGTGATTGCCGGAGACAAACCTGACAATTACTTTTGGGTGCTTTTCTAGCGCCCTAATGATTGCGTGTCTATACGTCTGTATACCAATGCCCAAGACTTTGACAAACCGAGTATCCACATCGAGCTGGTGCTTGTGGCTAGGAGTGACGTTGCTCTGATCGTTTGCGTGGAATACATCGCCCAGAGGCAAGATGATGCACGTCTCAGCATTCGGTGCCGAGGCCATTAAACGGTCAACAGCGCCAAGCGTAAGCGCTCGGGCAATGTCTGCATCAAAGTCATCGCCAGACTCGGCAGCCCACGCATACAGCCCGATATGCGGGTCACCCATGGGAATGATGTTTAGCAGATCCGCACTTACGTTTCCAAGTGGCGCTGCAATTATTCCCATTTTGGGAATTTCAGACGCCATTGCCTGATACATCTCTTTGACCAGCTGCGCGCGCCGCTCTTCATCAGCGGCAGATTTAACCCACTGGCCGCGAGTCTTTCCATCTTTGTCGTAGTAGGTCGAGACCCCGCGAACCTTAAACCCGTCAGGCACCACCTTAGTCATATCGTTATCAGGCGCGTGGCCACGCAGCGCAGCGTTACGCTTGAGAATATCAATGCTCTGAGCGATGGCGGTCTTAGACACGCCTAAAGCCTTCGCAGCTGCCTTATAAGACCCGTACTTGTTCACCGCATCGAGGCGCTCAGCCTGTTGCTCGTTGCCGAACTCCTTCAGTCTCACATCGAGCATCACAGTTTCTTTCTCCAGTAACAGGTGCCATCAGCGCCATATTTGCGCGACGGTATGTACATCTTGAAACCGCAACTAATTAAATTATTTGTACTCGCCGGGTTCTGATAAGTGTCTGAGATCACCCATTGCCAGCGCAGCCGTTTTGCATAAGCCAAGCGCACCCGAATCAGCTTCTTTTGTATGCCCTTGCCTGTATACCTTTGCAATACGCCAGCGCGGCACAGGTAGCCCGTATCACTCCAGCGCAACGATCTTTTTATCCCGCAAAAGCCTATTGGGTTTCCGTCAATAAAGGCGATCCACCAGCAGCCGACGGAAACATCAGAAGGCACGTCGACAGGTAAAATTTCCACTTGCAGCCAAGCAAGCAGAGCCGCGACGTTTTCTTTTGTCACGTCGACCCGCTTGATTTGCAGCATGGCAATCCCATAAAAAAACCGCCCTAAGGCGGTCTGTTTGGTTTGTCTAAATCACTCTGCTTGTTCGACTACCCAAGGCAAAGGCGCAGGTTGTGGCGTAGGGATTTTTTGCGCGTCGATCTGGGCTTGCACTTCAGCTTTCCAAGATGCGATCCGTGCAGCGCCAGCAGCGTCTTTTGTCCACTGGATAGCCTGAGCCTCAGTAACCTGATCAAAAGGCGTGTGATTCACAGGATCGCCCTCAAGCAAATTGAGCGAGTAACTGACCTGACCCGTCAGACCGTCTTGCGTATCACTGATCGTGAAATTGGTCATCGTCACCATTGTCGGCACGGATTCGTTAGTCACCATCAAACTGTTAATAGTCCACTTCATTTTTGCACCTCGGCGTGAGTAATAACGGCAGCATCTGCTTGCTGTTTGATCTTCATTAAAAGCGGGTAAGTGTTGCTTTTGTTTGGCTGCTCACCAAGCAATTGCAAAATAAAATTGATTTCTTCAAGCGTGAGTTTGAGTGGTAAGTCCATTTTTATCCTACGAGTAAGCGGCGCGACGTACCGGCCGCGTCAGTGATGGTGATAAAACCAGTTGGGGAAAGAACACCTGCTGTATATGTGCCGAATTGCAAAACGCCTGTGCCTTTTGGAGTCAGCTTTAAGTTGATGTTTGTGTCTGAGCCTACGCTAGAAAGTTCTGCGCCGTTGCCAGTAGTGCCGCCTGCCAAAAGTAAATAATTAACTGCTGAACCTACTGGATTTATAGCGGCTTGAAATGCGCCTGCATTTACAAAAAATGTTCTTGCACTACCTTGCGCTTGAAGCCATAAAGTTACGTTTGAATCTGTACC